GGCATGCCGTCCTTTTGTATAATCTGGGAACATTTGTGAATCAGCACTTTTAGCTTAATTCTTCAACGGGATAAAAAATGCTCCGTCCTATATGTTATGAGAGAGTTTCAACAATCTATCAAGCAGTGATGGCAAATGGTTTGGACGACCAACGGTCATCTTTGACAGCATATTTAGACCGAAATGCTGGAAAATTCAGTACTGACAGGATTTTTATACAGGACGCAGGATTATCGGCATACAAAAATGCCAACATTTCAGCTACGTCGAATCTTGGTAAATTTTTACAGGATGTGCGGGATCGCAAGTACGGTAAGGGTGACGCACTTATAGTCATTAGCCTTGATAGGTTATCGCGTCGTTCAAGTTGGGCTGAAAGTACTATCCAGTTCATCGTGAATAGTGGGATTGAGATTCACGACATTTCTACAAACCTTGTGTTACGGGAAGATGATCCTATGTCGAAAATCCATATGGAACTCATACAGCATCGCTCGCACAATGAATCATTGATGAAGTCGGTACGTGCTAAGTTAGCTTGGGATAACAAAATTTTACGTGCATTACAGAATGGAGAGGTGATTTCCAATCGTATGCCTAACTGGTTAAAAAATGTTGATAACAAGTATCAGGTGATCCCTGAACAGGCTGAACTTATTGTTAAGTGTCTCGAGTGGTATAGGGAAGGGCTTAGTACTGGAGAGATTGTTAAGCGTATCGGTAAAAAGTGGCAGATGGTAACAGTGTCAAGGCTAATACGTGACCGCCGCTTATTGGGTGAACATGAGCGATATAATGGTGAGGTTGTACCAAATGTTTACCCGAAAATAATTGATGAAGACTTGTTCTTAACGGCGAACAGAATGATGGATCGCGTAATGCTGGAGAAGAAAAAGCCAGCCGAGGATCTGTTACTTGAACCGGATGTAGTTCGTGAAATTTTTAAACTGTACGAAAGTGGACTTGGCTCAGGGGCAATTGTTAAACGCCTGCCCAAGGGATGGAGTACCGTGAATGTATTGCGAGTACTACGCGATAAGAAAGTAGTTACTATGAAGATTATCGATAATCTCACTTTTGAACGGGTCAATGAGAAGTTATCAAGGAATGGTATAGCCAATCGTATTCGTAAGGATATAACAATTGCTCAGGATGATTACATCACAAACCTGTTCCCCAAAATATTAAAGTGTGGTAATTGTGGAGGGAACATCGCCATTCACTATAACCATGTCAGAACTAAGTACGTCATTTGTCGCAACAGGGAAGAGAAGAAGATTTGTGATGCCAAATCTTTCCAGTACACAAGAATTGAGAAGAATATTCTTCAGCTTGTCAAAAACATCGATTTCAATAAATTAATGATGGAAGGACAGTCTGATTCTGACCTTTTGCTGGCATCGTTACGAGAAGAATTGTCTACTCTGAAGAAGGAAGAGGAAACCTATCAGATAAAAATTAATGAACGTAAGGTAGCAGGTAAGAAGACCTCTTTACCATTAATGACTGGTTTGACCGAGGTTCAAGATAGAATTGAAGAAATTGAATCCGATATTTTAAATGCTAAAAATATCAAAGAAATCCCTGTTTTTGACTTTGATATTAATAAAGTACTTGATCCGATGAATGTTGAACTACGTGCAAAGCTAAGAAAGGAATTAAGATTAGTACTTAAATCAGTAAAGTACTGGATTTTTGGAAAGCGTATTTTCGTTCAGTTAGAATATTTCAATGAGATCCTATCCCATGTACTTGTGATTGATAATAAGCGTGGTGGTGGTGAAGTACTACATGAAATTGTCATTTCAGAATCTAATGGTGAACGTGTTTATACGGTCAATGAAGAAGGTAAAACAGTATTCATTGCGTCAGTAACATCTGGTACTGATATGTGGTCACTTGCTATTAGTCGTACAAAAACACTGGATGATGTTGGATTGTATCTTAATTTACTCAATCGTGAAAATTTTGAGATCTTGGTGAATGAAGATTTGATTGATTGGATAGATTAACTTATGAACACTCTTGGCTGATTGATAATAAACAAGAGTGTTCAAACCCTCACATACTACCTTTCATTTCAACAACTTTTTGAAGGTTCCGAATAAATATCTAAAAGATAATTAAAAAGGAACCTCAAATGAATTTTCTAATAGAAGTACTCGCAGCCATTCTTTACATTTTAGTTATATTCCCCATGTACATAGTCTGTTCAATCTTCTTTATGGTGCTATGTATCATTACACTACCTTTGAAGATACCAGTAATAAATAGATGGGTTAGGAACTACCTGAAACGGGAAAAATAAACATGGTATAATACAGGTATCAAGTACTTAATGCTGTTTCCCAACTTCTTCAGTACTTCCAGATTGAATCAACAATAAGGATTTAAAAATCCGTGAAACGATTTTGAAAAAAATCCTATACTAAAAATGTCTTCACATATCTCGCATGTTTCGAAAAATAATAATAAATAATATATAGATTGTGACTCATCTATCCTTCCATTGAAAAGAACCCTACGCCGTAGGGTTCTTTTTACATAGGTTTTATTACGAAATCGAAATCATTAAATAAGGAAAAATAAATGAAAAACAAAAATGATGTAAAAACTAATTGTGTGACCGTGCGATTAACTGACGCTCAGTTAATCGCATTGCAGGAACTATCTAAGAGTGGCGTCTGCGAGCGTGAAACATTGGCAAGTGCTTTTCAGCACCTACTGACGCAATTCATTATTTTGAAAAAAGGCTAATGCTGTACGCCTAATAAAGTTATAGCAAATGGTGAGACAGGATGTTTCACCACAAAAGAAAGGATTCTTAAAATGGAAAGAGTTAATAATTTAAAAAATGTACGTGAACATAAAGACTACCCAAATCTAAAAGCAGGTCGTAAGGCATTCAATAACATGTTCGATAGGACATTGTACAATCCTGATTATGCTGATGTAGATGTTAGTAAAGAATTTAGTAATCTAACATCATTCTTAGATTGGCATGATCAGAATTATGTAAAAGATTGGCAACTTGATAAAGATATACTAACTCCTGGTTCTCGTGAGTACTCACCTCAAAACTGTATGTATGTTCCTCCTGAAGTTAACCAACTCTTCAAAAGTACCAAACCTGGTAAGTACATGAAAGGTGTTGAAGCATCAGGTAAGAAATTCAAAGCTTATTGTAGTGTTGATGGGAAAAAGATTTGTTTAGGTACTTATCCCACAGAACTTGAAGCACATAAAGTACATATGAAGTGGCGTAAGGCACGTTTGATAGAACTCGCTGAGAAGTACAAGGGGTTTGAAAAACTAAGTGCGGCACTATTAGAACACGCTAACAAAATTTAATAAAAAAGGCACTACGTGGAGGTAGTGCCATAAAATATATGGAGATATTATATAATGTATAACTATTTATCGAAAAATAAAATGAAGTTTATCAGCGGTGATTGTGGTAGTGGTAAAACACACTCGTTGGTACAGCAAATTTTACGAACACCAGATAACTATATTGTTGTCCAGGGTACATTACATCTTACACAGCAGACCGCAAAAGATTTAGGTGAAGTGGCAAAACTAATCACATCAGTAACTTCAAAAAATGTCCATGAGGATATGATTGAGTTTCTACTAAACCCTACACACCGTGTACTAATAATAACTGATATTGCTTTCCTAAAGATACGTGATATTACGTTACTACAAAAATGGAAAATCTATCTTGATGATGTTGTTTCTTTCCATCACTTTGCTACACCTAATACAAACCAGAAATCACTCATTGAGAATGAGTTGTTTCATAGCTTTGAAGCAGTAGGGGATAATCACGTAACGGCTAAACCTGTCACCGATTTTGATGATGTAGTACTTGAAAATGCCGCTAAAGCGTTTGCTTTCGTGCAGCAGTACGATCACTTCCTTTTCAATGCACGTTTCTTTGAGAAAGTAGGTGGTACTAATCAGTACAAGCAGGAGAAAGACCAGCTACAGGTTATGTCATGGGTGAACCTAAAACGCTTCATTGGGCTTGATATTACCTTTATGGCTAATGACTTTGAGAACACCCTTGTGTACTTGTCATCCCCTGATAGTTTTGAACGTACAACATTGTCACTTAGAGAGCGAACAGTACCCCTAAATCAACGCATGAGAGTACATTACTTTAGTGATGTACCTTTGACGGCATCACTACGTTCAAACTCCCCAGAACAGTTTGAGAAGGTTTTAGCATGGGTAAGAGAGAACCTTACTGATTACATCTTTACCGTGAACAGCGATCAGAGTGAAAAGGTACTTAATGGTAAGTATGTACCGCCAAAAAGCCGTGGTATCAATGATTACAAGAGCTATACAAAAGCCGTTTGGTTAAGTAGTCTCAAACCTTCCAATGTAGAAGTAAAACAGTGTGAACTAATGTTTGGTCTTACATACGAACAGATAGTACAGGCACGAGAGAAGGAAGAACTATATCAATTCGTACAGCGTACCAAACTACGCGATTATAAAAGTGATGAAGTAGTAGATATCTATGTGTTCGATAAAGAACAAGCACTTTCACTTTCAGATACACCTATCTTCTTAGATTTAGGAATTGAAGTAACAAATAGTGCCAAATCAGTTAGTACTTTTGTTCCTTTAAATCTCAGTACTTCACAGAAGAAGGCATACCAACGCATATCTCTTGAACAGTTCCCTACAATTGAGTTATTCAATAAGTGGATGAACAAGAAAGCACAGTTAGTACTCAATGAACAACAAAGAGCACATTTTGTATCTAAGTACAATTCACTCCTATGATCATAAAAATGTCTCTAAAAACTATCTAATATTATAGGTAATAAAAGGAGACAAAATTAGAAAAAAAAACCGAGCAAGAACAAAAAGAACGGGCTTTGCTCGTTCTTTTTTTCGCAGTGAGTTCGACATAAGGCGGTTGCTTGCAACTGCCTTATCGAGATTAATATAAAGAAGCACAAACGCTAACGCGTTCGGCTTTGAATTTCTATTTCTATGTGCTCGCTTGAGTAGTTAATGTACTTCTTCCTGAAAGTACCTAATACTGGCGAGTACATACAAATATCATTCAATTTCTTTTTTCATTAAGTACATAAAAGTAGGGGGCGGCACTACGTGCCTAAGGTATTTCGCTGTACCGCTTCGCTCAAAGGGCGGGGTATCGGGCTGTTTAAGCCCTTTATGTACTGACAATTACCCTTGTTATTATTCCAACCAAAGGGGTGAAATTCGCTGTAGTGAAACATAGTTCTTCAGTACCACTATCGCTATCTTCCTACCATTTTTTATAGGTCTGCTCAATGCACTATCCATATGATAGAATTGCCAGATGCAAACAGCAGGGAAAACAAAATGCAAATAATGAGGATGACATACGACGACATTGATAATAATGGCTATGCCAAATTACACGTCTATGGAATAGGAACTTTCTCGGTTTTCAGTGGGCAAAATCCATATACCAATGATCCCAACTGTGCGTTTATGCCTAACAGTGCAATACCTACTGGACGGTACTGGATAGTAGACAGGCCAACTGGCTCTACATTGAATAAGATCCGGGCATGGGGCGTTGATACAATCACAGGTAATGACCACTCCGAATGGTTTGCACTCTTTAGTGCTCAAACCATGACAGATAGCATAATGATTAACGGTGTATCACGTGGTAGTTTCCGGTTACATCCACTCAGGCCGGATGGCTCTGGTTTCTCAGAGGGGTGTATTACTTTCGTCAATCGACCGGATTTCTATACTGTACGTAGTCAGTTGCTCCGTACTAAAAAGGTTAAAGTACCAGGATCAAGGACTGGATTGATGGCATATGGTTATGTTGATGTACAAGGGGGGAGCGACTATGCGAAGTGCAGGATTCGTTAAGAATGCGGCCATATACAGTATCTGTATTGTCTTTGCATGGTGGCTATCAAGTTTCGGTAAGCCTCTCAATGGACTAACTCAATGGGTCATGGATACCGCCTATAGTACTTTCGGTTCCGGCCTGAGTGGTTCATATGAAGCTGATGCAGATCCGGTAAGGTTCATTGCCTTAATCCTGATGGTACTCATCTACGCTACGGTACTGTTCTTGCTCGCACGTTTAGTACTAAGAAAGTTTAAGGCCAATCGTTAATACCCAATTTTATTAAGTACCCTCACTGCATATGGTGAGGGTATTTTTCAAATAGTCATATGCTCTGTTTTAGTGATTACTTCATGATTATTAGTAAATACCTGTAAAGGTTAGCAGTACTAACCCACTATAGGATTTACGAAATGATAAGAATGGAATTTAACACCTACGATGATGGGACATACTACTTCCTGTATGTTACAGAGGAAGTACGTATTGAAACTAATGGTGCTGATGGTTTGCAGATGGAAACCTTCGATTCGAGGGTAAGAGATTTAGGTGAGCCGTTCCAGTACTTAACCATCAGAGATAGAAAGGATGAGTACTTCAATGAAAGCCTAATAAATCAGTACTTAGAGACTGTTATTGAAGCTGCAACAATGCTTTATACTATTTTAGTTTTTAATCTTAAATGTATGCCACAGTGATAAGATTGTGATACTTACTTCATAATATTAATAAACGCAGTTATTGATTTATTATCATTGTAAATCGATTTGACAAAATCCTTCAAGTAATTGTTTAATTCGATAGCCTCAAGCTGTAAATTGCTAATTTCTTGTTTCGTTATACTTATAGCTTCTTCACCTGCATGCATAAGCATTGGAACTTCAGAGGCCGCCTGTTCAAATTGAATTTGAAGACTATTATAACTATCAGCTATATGCTTTATATTGTTCATTATATTCACAGTATAAGGGGTGATAATATAGTTATACCTCGGGATGGCCTTTAATCTATTTTGTATTGAGTATGATAAATTGAAAAATTCGATTAGCAAATTTTCTACTTTGTCTAAAGTCTCCCCCATTTGGTGAGGTAACTCTTCATGATTTCTTAAGCATGTTTTAAGAGTCATGCATGTATGGACAATATGGCTTTTATATTGATTACTAAGTGATGACAGCTTTCGCAAGTCTTCATATATAGCTTCTTCAATAATCTTAGAAACTACATCGTAGTGCTTTTGAGACATCCATTCTGGTGCTTTTTTATATGCGGCATAAGCAACCGCTAAAGTCCCCAGCGTTGATAAAGAACTAATCCAATCTGTGAAACTTCCCCATGAAAAGTTATTACTTCCAAAAAAAAGTGCTTTCAAGATGACACAAATCAAAAGTAATGAAAGAATCAATACAACTGCAAGTATTGTTTGGTTTAGAATTTTATATTCCATTTACTTGTTTCCGGCATGATAGTGAATCTTGAGTTAGTACTTTACCATTACAGCCACAATCAAGTACACTCTGAACATCACGCCCACCCACTTTGGGTAGGTTTGTTTAAGTTTAAGGTGTGGGTGGGCGTGTGACTTCACAACATTTGTTAATCATTAACTAACTACTCCTGTTCTGTAGGTAATCAATTTAGGAAATGGTTATTTGACCTTGAAGAAAGTTATAAATTTTTGTTTTTTAAATTTATTATAGGCTATTTCTGAAATAGCCAGGGTTTTTAAATATTCCTCATAATGTTGTTTGAAATTTTTCTTACTTAACTCAAAGCCTCGTTGGTTATTGTTGACGCATTCAAGAATGCTTGATTGGACTGATATAAAAGCGTTGCAAGCAGATGCATTAACTTCTCTGAGCGATTTAGTGACTCCGAGGATAATGTCTTTGTTTTCAACTTTAATTGACCATCTTTCCATAAGATCCAATTCTTTTACTAAATTGTCAATTTTTGATATAAATTCTCTGTGTTTATTTTCTGACAACTCAAATTCTTGAGCTTTTTTTAAATCGGGTTTTTTTAGACCACTATTCAATTCATTAAGATAATTAAGGACTGGATAAAGTTCTTCTATGGTTTTATATGTTGAGTTATATAGACAATCAGTTGTAGATAAAATTTCCTCCGCTTTATCAAAACCCTTAGTGTGAGATCTTTGAGAGAACCATTGTTTGGCATTAAACGCGGCATATGCAGCAGCACCAGCCATTACCCAATCCGCTATTGTCCCAGTTACTTCATACCAAGCCATAAGTCACCTCAATCAGTAAATAGTTCGCTATAGTGCTTTATTATATTGTTATGTGAGGCTCGAACAGTTCTATACTTTTCACTTATCCTCATGTCGAAATCAAAACAAACAGGTAGTTTTACAAAAATCTCTTCAGATCCAACAGATAATGCATCACTTATTGTGTATGTTAAAGATAAATGTGACTCTATTATTTCAATGAAATGGCGTCCATTAATAGGCTGCAATCCCCAAAGATCCATCCTTTCCATCGCTGTACGTAAATTGATTATATTTTTTCTATATGTTGTTTCTCTTTGCAAAAGCTCTTCCCAGAGCAGCCTGAATTTAGCTTCATCATGTTGCTCATCAGGTTCTGTATTAATCAATTGTTTAACATCACTATGCAAGTAAAAAGATTCCTGTTGTAACTTACAGAATTGATCAATAAGTTCATCTGCAAATTTAAATTTTCGCTCATTAAGTTTAGGTGAAAGCCAATCTTTTGCATTTGCAGCAGCATACACAGCTACCACTGCCATTACTGCATTACAGGCAGCACTAATCAGATCTGAACCATTGCCCCAATCCATGAATCACTTCCCGATAAAATCTTTTGTATTGTATGTACCACAACATTGTTTAAGGTGCTATCAAAACGGCAGCTCACCCTGCATATCACAGAATGCATCATCCTTATCATGTGCCTCTAACATAGCTTGTTGTGCGTAGAACCAACTACTGACAGCAAAGATATCCACTGGTTGAGCTACCTCAAGCATAAAGTAGTATGCGTTACTTGAAGCCACACCGAACCAGTACAAACGAGTACCATCCTCATGAGGTGTTGTCTCGAACAAGACACATTGCCCGTCTTCAATACATTCCAAGTATCCTCCAGAATGAACAACTACTATCAGTTGTCCGCACTGCCAAAACATTTGAACACCCTTTCTAACACTTGGATCAAACAGATTCTTATTACCCATTTTCCTGCCCTCCGATGAGATCACGATACTGTAAATTTATACAGTGGTTTGGTGTTGATCAATACGAAACGCTAAAAATTACATAAAAATGATCATTTTCAATAGCTTAAGTAATGTTATTTGGCAGGGTAGCTCTATCATTGATATCTAAAAATGATCAATAATTGATCATCTACCATTTTTAGAGATAAGCACGGATGATAACTAAAACCTTCATTGCGGAACCAATAATGACTCCGGCAGGCCAGCTTGTAGGATGCGAACTGCTAACACGCTTTCACCGTGAAGAACTTCCAGTACTGAACAGTAAGTACTTCATCATGGCCATGACGGTCGAAGGGAAGAAGGAACTACTCAAACAACAATTAGAGACAGTAGAAGTTCTTGCGTCATGGTTCAGAGAACACCGGCTTTTCTGTACCGTTAACGTTGATACCGTACAGGCACGGCTATGTGTCTTTGACAGGGATATTATTCAGCTATTGGATAAGATGGATTTCATCAGGCTTGAGATCTCAGAGAACTTTGAAGGGCTTGAAATGGGTATTGAACATCCGATACTCAGAACAATGTTAAACGTTGGCTATCGTTTGTTCCTTGATGATCTTGGCTCAGGCCGTGCCAATGTCGAAGCACTAACTACTGGATGCTATGAGGCGGTAAAACTTGATAGAGCGTTCTATCGTCAGGAAGTACAGAAACCCACATTCAACATACTGATGAAGAACATTATGAAGTACTGCCCGTATGTGATCGTTGAGGGAGTAGAGCAGCGGCAAGAACTACCAGTACTACGCAATGCTGGAGTATCAGCAGTACAAGGTTATCTGTACAGGTCAGTTAATTTTCTAAAGGTAGATACTTTAATTTAAACCAAGGCCGCTTTTTGAGTGGCCTTAAAATGTATCAATTTTACTTGTTGCTTGGGTAGCTGACGCAGGTATGACCAGAACTCATCAAAGTCATCTGGTTGCCTTCAAGAGGAACAAAAGGGAAAGAAACATATTTGAAATTACTGGAAGTCATGTTGAAGTACAGCTTCTTATCATTCATCGTGAGTTGTGTTGCGTGTGCTGGGAATGTACCTTCACCAGCTTGTGTTACTAAAAAAGCCATTGGGTAGAAATGTAGGCATGAACAAACACAGTTATGACCGTTATTAAAGAAGCCAACAGTTTGGGCTGTTATTTGCAGCTTGTGAGGATAAAACCAATAGTAAAAGTCGTGAGTAGCGTGTATGTCCTCATTTTTACCAAGAACAAATTTTTTTAAAGGGGTGTAAAAAGGTGAATCAACAGGTGGGTTTATGCAATCTGTTACTGAAGTAGCTGCAAGCAAATGGCCTACCATTGCTCGTGTAAATACAACAACATCGGCCTTGAAAGAAATCATGTTGTAAGGAAATGATGTACCCTTAAAATAATGATTTAGTAGTAGCGTGAATTCTTTTGTTACTTTACCAATCTCATTATCAAGCGAGCCTAACAGGTCGTTATTGCATTTGATACATATGGTTTTAAAAGTTGTACCAATTTTAGCATCAAGAGGGCGAACTTCACTAAGTGAAAAATATTCTACAACAGACTTCTGAAGCATTTTCTCCGGCTTGCATGCACTCTTAGGCGGTACGTGGTCTCTGGTGAGTCTCCCAAAATTCCCGCATATATTGCAGTAACCCTCATCAATTCTTACATGTTTAAGTCTTTCTGTAATTTTGCTCATGCGTTCTTATCCTCCAAGGCAATTAGAAAGAATATAAAATTAATTGAATAAATAATCAACTATAAAAAAATAGGTTCTCCCTGAACTTTCTAAAGACCGCGTAGTTTCGCCACCGGATTTAATCATTTGTGTGTGAACGAAATAACTATACCCGCACCGCAATCAAAAAAGAACAACGCCAATTTCATTTAATTCACATTGGCAATTATATCTTACGGGACACTCACATAGTTTAAAAACAGCGTAAGAGCCATTGAGTTCTTCACTAACGTACTTTTCCATAAAATGGATATCATCTGGTTCACAAAAAAGATGAAACCCGACACCAAGATAATTACGCATTTTGTAGTTACACTGTCTAATAGCACTAATTTTCTTTTGGTCGGCCGCTAAGCCCCTAACCAATGATGCAACACGTTTAGTACATTTAAACTCTATAAAAATATAATCATCAGAGGGTGAGGATTTTTCACGCAGAATTAAATCTACTTTAGCAAGTCTGCTATCAGGGTAATCTATTGGATCGAGGTATATTGTGACTTCACGATGTAGCTCGTACTTCTTTTTTGAAGTGAGATAATGAGCAAATTCTATTTGCAGCCATTTTTCCCAATCATTAGTTTCTTTTTCAACAAAAGAATATAGCCGTTTTTTTATCTCATCTTTCTTCAAAAACCCGTTCAGCAATTTGACTAACAGAGAAAAATCATTGTTACGGTCTGACATTGAAAACCCTATAAATAAAATAAAAAGGATTAAATATGGATATCTCATTAAGATCATTAGCAAGACAGTACGGATACGATGAATCTACAGTTCGAACTTGGGTAGAAAAGGGAATGCCGACAGGCACTGATTCTAACGCAAGAAGTTGGATTGTAGATAATGTACTAAAGCCGTTGCGTGATACTAATACAAAAGAACAAATTGAACAAGAACGTTTGAAGAAACTTTCAGCAGAAAGGCAGTTAGCAGAATTAGAATTAGCAGAAAAGAATGGGCTGGTGGTCAGTACTGAATATGTAGAACAAGTACTAACAGAATATCTATTCCAGATCAAAACAGCAGTACGTGCAATACCATCAAAAACTTATCTTGAATTATTTGCACAATCAGATGCAAAGGATTTACGCGATGTATTAAGAACGCATATTGATAAAACATTATACCAATTAGGCTCAATGGAATTTGAGCTACCCGATGACATGGAAGTATTAGAGGATGGAAACAAACAAAAAGAAATTAACGAGGATTCTGAAGAAAGTACTACCAACGATACAACCGCCGAAGATTCAGAAAACCAGTGAGTGGATTAGTAATGGTGTAGTTAAATTTGTTGATGGGCCGAATATGGGCCTTGATTGGATACCCTTTAGTTTCCAAAAAGAACCAATGGATATAGCTCAAGAGAGAAGTACTAAAAAGATTGTACTTCAATCATGTTCACAGCTTTTGAAAACAACAGTACTTCAATCAATCGCTTTTAGTCTAATGGCAAATGATCCCTGTAACTTTGCTTTTGGTAGTAGTTCTGAATCAGAAGTGAAGAAATTCAAGGATGGTAAATTTCTTCCAGCAATTGAAACAAGTGAAGGGCTTTGTTGAATAAATCAGATTTCGGGTAAGTCTCCCCCGTAGCGGGTTGTGTTTTCAGGCAATACGCACGCTTTCAGGCATACCTGCTTTCGTCATTTTGTTCAGCGCTCGTACCAGGGCCATAGCCTCCGCAACCTGACCATCGTAGTCACGCAGCGTCAGTGAACCCCCGAACAGCTGTTTTACCCGGTACATCGCCGTTTCCGCTATCGAGCGACGATTGTAATCTGTTGTCCATTTCCACCGCGCATTACTCCCGGTCATTCGCTGATTAGCCACTGCACGGTTACGGTCTGCATATTCACCGGGCCAGTAACCCGCACCTTTTCGGGGAGGGATAAGCGCGCTGATTTTCTTACGCCGCAGTTCATCGTGACATAGCCGGGTATCGTAAGCGCCATCGGCGGCGGCTGACCTGATTTTCCGGTGGGTTTGCCGGATTAACCCGGGGAAGGCCTCTGAGTCCGTAACGTTGTTCAGCGACAGGTCAGCGCAGATGATTTCATGTGTTTTACTGTCAACGGCGAGATGCAGCTTACGCCAGATACGGCGGCGTTCCTGGCCATGCTTTTTGACTTTCCACTCGCCTTCACCGAAGACCTTCAGCCCGGTGGAATCAATTACCAGGTGTGCGATTTCACCCCGGGTGGGCGTTTTGAAACTGACATTAACCGACTTTGCCCGCCTGCTGACACAGCTGTAATCCGGGCAGCGTAGCGGAACGTTCATCAGAGAAAAAATGGAATCAATAAAGCCCTGCGCAGCGCGCAGGGTCAGCCTGAATACGCGTTTAATGACCAGCACAGTCGTGATGGCAAGGTCAGAATAGCGCTGAGGTCTGCCTCGTGAAGAAGGTGTTGCTGACTCATACCAGGCCTGAATAGCTTCATCATCCAGCCAGAAAGTTATGGAGCCACGGTTGATGAGGGCTTTATTGTAGGTGGGCCAGTTGGTGATTTTGAACTTTTGCTTTGCCACGGAACGGTCTGCGTTGTCGGGAAGATGCGTGATCTGATCCTTCAACTCAGCAAAAGTTCGATTTATTCAACAAAGCCTGAATGATGATGTAGGTTTAAACCAGACTTATGCTCAAGATTTTATTTTACGTTGGGATGACCAGGCTAACATAGCCGTAAATGGTAAAACATTTGCTGATTTCTTCAAACACTATGAAATTCGTGTGTATGACCGATACAGGAACTACATCACCTCGTATTACACCAATACAAGTAACTGGACATATACATTTGCAATGAATACCACTGATGGCCTAAGCCGTTACCGTGTATTTGGGATTATCGCTCATGGTTGGGGTACTGGTATCTATAGTGAAGAAGTTCAGATTGAAGTTAGTAACCCACAACATCCACAGTTGTTAGGTATCAATTTGAAGAGTGGTTATGATTCCGTGTTCATTGACTGGACAGAATCAAACGTACCGGATTATGCGGGGGTAGTTCTTCAAATCGCACTTGATGAGGGGTTTAGCTCAGGCTCGAAGTACTTTAGCAGTGCTAACCGCTATTCAGCATCGTTTGGAATTTTAGATAATTCATGGTTCGCACGTGTAGCAGCCTACGACGTGTTCGGACAGGATGAATTGGTATGGTCGCCTACTATCGGCTTTAACCAGAATACGAAGGTTCCATACAGCAAATTGAATGAAGATGTTATTGATAGTCTTCTTAATAGTGATACGGCTACTGGCATTGTTGAGAAACAGATCGTAGATGAACTTGGTTCACGCTGGCAGCTACAGGTATCGAACAATGGAAATGTTTCTGGTATTGCCTTGGCCGCAGACGAAAAAACATCAGTCTTTACCGTCATGGCGGATCGCTTTAGTGTCATCAGTACTGATAGTGCCAAACTATCAGACAGGGTTTATCCACTTGTTGTTCAAAATGGGAAAGTTTTTCTTAACTCAGCGGTGATAGCGTCAGCGAGCATAAATGAGGCTATGATAAATGACCTGTCCGTTTCACGGGCCAAAATTCAGTCCGAGGCCGTGGACAGTTCAAAAATTGCACAAGCCTCGATCCTTAATGGGCATATTGTTAATGGGGTTATTGATTCGGCTAAAATTTCCCAGCAAATTCAATCATCTAATTGGGATGGTACGAACGGGTGGATGATTAACAAGAACGGTACGGCCAATTTTGGTAACGTAACTGTACGTGGGAATATCCAGGCAACTTCTGGTGTACTTAACAACGTTACTATCAATGAAAACTGTAACATTCTTGGTACGTTGAGTGCCGCACGTATCGTAGGTGATATTTGCCGTCCACAATCGACGGGTATCAACCCTGTACCGTTTATCTTTGGTTCACGTACTGTTTCAGGTGGTCAGGCCGCATTAGATCCAGTAGCTAACCAACACTATGTAGCGTTGCGTATTCGTGGTGAAGATTTCGCACGTTACTTTGATAGTGATTTATCAATTAGCTTGACTTCATATGAACGTCAATACTTCTATATTCGTATGGGTGGTGATGGAATTGGTTTAACTAACTTGTTCTATTATGATGCTGGTAACGGCGGTAGTTCTACATCGTTCAGATTAAATTCTATATATGTACCTCCTGTTGGTCGCGGAAATTGGAACTATATCTATGTGATGTGTACAACTTCACGTAGTGGCATTGCTTCACTTAATGTTCCTGCTAACTGGTCTTCATTCCTATATCGTGCTGGTGATCAACCTTTATATAATGCGTAATAAATACTATTACCAAATATAATATATAGGAATATAAATGGACATCTTAACGATTGGTTCATTGATTGTTTCAGCTTTAGTATTGTGCTGGACTGTTTATAGGGATACAACATCTGATGAAGAGGAATTGGATGCACGTATTTCTACCGTTGAAACGAAAGTTGCTTTGATGGATCAGTTGACCTGCCCCCACGATTAGATACAACACTCAGTTAGTAACGTCGGAATCTTCATTCTCAGAATGACCCTTTCTCCAGCCCGCTGCAAATTCAGACGGTGTCTGATAATTCAGCGTGGAGTGCGGGCGGCATTCGTTATAATCCTGCCGCCAGTCATTAATAATTTTCCTGGCATGAACGATATCGCTGAACCAGTGCTCATTCAAACATTCATCGCGAAATCGTCCGTTAAAGCTCTCAATAAATCCGTTCTGCGTTGGCTTGCCCGGCTGGATTAAGCGCAACTCAACACCATGCTCAAAGGCCCATTGATCCAGTGCACGGCAAGTGAACTCCGGCCCCTGGTCAGTTCTTATCGTCGCCGGATAGCCTCGAAACAGTGCAATGCTGTCCAGAATACGCGTGACCTGAACGCCTGAAATCCCAAAGGCAACAGTGACCGTCAGGCATTCCTTTGTGAAATCATCGACGCAGGTAAGACACTTGATCCTGCGACCGGTGGAAAGTGCGTCCATGACGAAATCCATCGACCAGGTCAGATTGGGCGCCGCCGGACGGAGCAGCGGCAGACGTTCTGTTGCCAGCCCTTTACGACGTCTTCTGCGTTTTACGCCCAGGCCACTGAGGTGATAAAGCCGGTACACGCGCTTATGATTAACATGAAGCCCTTCACGGCGCAGCAACTGCCAAATACGACGGTAGCCAAAACGCCTGCGCTCTAGTGCCAGCTCAGTGATGCGCCCTGATAAATGCGCATCAGCAGCCGGACGGTGAGCCTCATAGCGGCAGGTCGACAGGGATAAACCTGTAAGCCTGCAGGCACGACGTTGCGACAGACCGGTCGCATCACACATCAACATCACGGCTTCCCGCTTCTGGTCTGTCGTCAGTACTTTCGCCCAAGAGCCACCTGAAGCGCCTCTTTATCCAGCATGGCTTCGGCAAGCAGCTTCTTGAGTCTGGTGTTCTCTTCCTCAAGCGACTTCAGGCGCTTAACTTCAGGCACCTCCATACCGCCATACTTCTTACGCCAGGTGTAAAACGTGGCATCGGAAATGGCATGCTTGCGGCAGAGTTCACGGGCGGGTACCCCAGCTTCGGCTTCGCGGAGAATACTGATGATCTGTTCGTCGGAAAAACGCTTCTTCATGGGGATGTCCTCATGTGGCTTATGAAGACATTACTAACATCGGGGTGTACTAATCAACGGGGAGCAGGTCACAGTCTCTAACTTCGCTTGAGCAGGAACAAGATCAAATGAAGAAGACATTAAAAAACTTAGAAGATAGTGTACATATGCTTGATATTAAAATTGAGCGTGTAATTACAATGCTTGAAACGCTAAAAAATAAAAGGGGCTAAATAGCCCCTTTTTTATTTGTTGGTGAGTTCTGCAATCATCTGATCTACTCGTGATTTGGTTTGTCTGTACCAGAGTGAATCCTTTGCCTGTACAATCGCTTCCTTATAGTTTTTTTCACGTAAGGCTTGCATCATCTTTCTGAACTTTAAAGTACCTGATAGGCCAAGTTGAAAAACCATAATGGTCAGGAAGTACTGCCAGTCAGCAGGCAAATCTAATCCTAATGAGCTAACAGCAGACTTAGCAGTACTGATATCTTCTTCTAACATCCGTTCGGCTTGTTCTGGTGTAATACCGTTTGGATATGATTCACCAGGTTTTAGTAGTCGACCGTACCCAATAGTTGGATAACCAAGACTATCTTTATATGTCCAAAATTTACCATTCTTAAAATAACCAACTTTAGTTTGATAGGCAATTGATCCCTCATAGCTAATTAGCCTGTTTTTTAAATCCATTAAATAAATACCTTATAACAATTATCATAGGGTATTTATATGAAGCAGTGGAATTACAATGATAATTGGAGTGAGGAAGAATTAACAAACGGTAGTTATGTTGGATTCGTGTACTTGTTCCAGTTTGAAGACAGTACTTTTTATATAGGTAGTAAACAGATGTATAAGAGAGTTAAGGACGTTAAGAAACTAAAAGCTAATTCAGTTGAAAATGGATGGCGTGAGTACAGTTCAAGTTCAAAGATAGTTAATCAAAAGATAGAAGATGGATTAGATTATACTCGTACCATTTTATGGGCTTTTCCATCAATGAAAGAAACACTATTTGTAGAAACAGCACTAATCATTAATCAGGGATTGAAAATGGGAAATATTAATCTTTCCGTTATGCATAAGGCACGTCTGCCAAGTGGTAAGGATGCTGTACGTATAAGTGGAATCCTACAATCACTATATGAAATTTTAAATTAAGGATGATTTATGGCATGGCGTAGAGGGCATAGCCCACAAAATATGAGAACCTTCATTAACCGAAACAGCCCACGTATAGGTTCACAGTTCAAGAAAGAACTAAGTGATCGTATGCGGATTGTTTCGAAAGAAATTCAACAGAAGATAAGCAGTGAAGCGGCAGGCGGGGTAGTGTCATTTACATCACGTTCTGTATTCTTCAAATTTCAAAAAGTTAATAACTTTGAAACCGTAAACCAGATCATAGTATTACCTAACCAAACCTCATACTTAAAGTACATCCTTGACCCTTCCTATAAGACTACTACAGAAAAGAAAATCATTCCTATTAGTAGTAACGCAAATATGACTAAAGAAGGGAACATTAAGCAACTTCGGGCTAAATCCAGAAGTAATAAATACAAAAAGGTGAAGAGCAGGAACGGTAACTCGTACTTAATCGACACTACCAAGAAATCATCTAAGCGTAATCCAAAGCTGGCACGTGAAAAGAGGGTTATTGGTTACTATGGTTCCGTAGGCAGAAAACCATTGTTTGATTTCTACGATGAAACCGAGAAACAAGTAATAGAACAATTAAGAACATTACGCGGTACGTTTGATTACCGTTGGAGGAATTAAGATGGATAACTTAGAAAATTTCCCATGTTATGATCATTCTGTACTAACAGATTTTTCTTTTCAGACAATCCAACCAGTAAGTGTAACCATACCATATGATAAAGCACTATCTGGTAGTAAGCTCATAAAAAAGAAAGTAGACAAAACAAAAGGCGATTTAGTCGTATATAGTTTTCATCATCATACAACACCTAAAGTAAATGAAGATGATGTATTGATGGTTGAACTACTAAAAGAACAATTAGAAGTAAAGGTACTATTATCTTACAACCACATCTTTAAAGGTCATCGCGTAGTTTCTTGTGTTTGCCAAATACAAGGATAAAATATGTTAAGTATTATCATGGATCTTATCAAATCAGGGATTAGCCTTTTTACCAAGAATAAAACCGAAGTTGAAAAATCTAAAGACGAACTTGAAACAGAAAAAACGAATGAAGCACAGGAAACAAACCGTGAAGAGATCAAAGCTGGTAGAGGCTGGAGATCATTCTTAGGTTATGCATGTACTATCATTATTACATACAACTACATTATAGTACCTATCTTAGATTACTTTGGTATCGTTGTATTCTCGTTGCCACTATCTGACATTATCAGAATTCTAATTTTGCTACTTAGTGGTAACTAATTATAAAGCCCCATAAGGGCTTTTTTAAATTTTAAAAGGGTTGCTTATGTTGTTTTTTAAATGTATAAAAGCAATTGTGTTGTTAATAATGTATGCAAAACAATTTCGTTGGTTTATGAAGCAATTAATAAGAAATTATGCTATATAGTGTTAATTATTTTTATAAAACACTTGAAATTAAAAGCTCTTTGTTGATAACATTACATGTATTTTGTTGATCTAATGTTGATAAATCGACCGCACTTGAACATAAGTTAATATATTTTAGAGGTATTGATTGTGAAATATATAATCTCCACGGCTGTGGTTCTGATTTTTACATTTTTGTTATTGTGCTCGCTGTTTATTTTTAATCCTGCTCTATTCAAAGATGTTAAAATTACTGATTATATAAGTGCTATATCATCGATGGTATCGCTTTTAATAGCTTTTTATGCCTTCTATTTTGCAAAAGATTATTTAGTTCAGGAAAAAAGAAAGAATGCAGCAAAATTAGCTTTTGATATAATTCAAAAGGATTTGCCACAGATTTCACAATTAGATGAGGTTTTTGATAGCCTCTATGTTTTGGAGCAGACTATAAAACGGTTTCATAAAAGTTTGACCCCCGATGAAGAGCATTATTGTATTGATGTTTTTATTAAGTATAATGAAAAATTAAGTGCTGTAGTTAAAGATTTACATAATAAAAATAATATATTAAAAACAAATTTGCTGAGTGCATCTATACTTGGTTGCAAAATTAGAGATGATGTTGATACTTTTGATAAAATTCTGAGAAATCACCAATTTTTGATGCTTAGTGTGATTGGTATTCGAGAAGTCCTTATAACTTCATTAGAATATGAAAATAATGAAGAACTTGGTCAGTTTGTTAACCCAGGTAAGGTAGAGTCACAACTTGACAAGCTCAATGACTCTATTACGCAATCCTTATATTATTACAAACAGTTCAATAATGAAGTTTCTAAAATACAAAGTGATACTGTCGATGTGGATAGTTTATTTGTTTTTAAATGATTAGATTAATTATTAGATGTTATAGAGAATTATTTTAGGCTACATTAAATTGTAGCCCAAAAATTTATTCACACTTCCAGATCGTATTCTGTACACCACTACCTTTAGGTAGATGTGGGTTCATATTGGCACTATGAACGTATGTTGCCTTTTCCTTTCCATACTGCTGACATGCTTCATTTGCTGTTTTTTGTAAGCTATCTAAACCATACCAACCGTCAGACTGAATACTAACAGTTTTACCATCATTATATTCTACTGCTGCACATCCCGCTAATGTTAACGGGATAAGAATCATTATTAGGGATTTCATTATTATTTCCTAAATACCCGTACAACTACTGTACAAGGGTATCTTATGGCAAGAATTACTAAAAAGGAATCAGCATTACACATTCAGGTTATGGATCTCATCCACTCTGATAAGCAACTCACACAAGACAATAAAGAGTTCATCTTCAACAACTACAAAGGCGATGGTATAGGAGCAACTGGTGCTTTCTTTACCCCTGAAATGCTTGCATGGGATTTCATACTTGATGCTGGGTGTACTGGTCGGTGTATCGAACTATGTGCGGGTATCGGTCGACTCAGTTACTACCAATACTTAAGAAACAAGCCAACGTACATTACATGCGTTGAACTTAACCCTGAATACGTGATGATTGGGAAGAGGGTACTACCGGAGGCGGAGTGGATCACTGGTGATGCTCTCCACTACTCACCAGACCGTTTCTATGATGTTGCCTATGGCAATCCACCTTTCGGTAAGATCAACACATCAGAAGCGTATATAGGCCGTTATACAGGCTCAGAGTTTGAATACAAGGTGATTGAACATGCGAGTACCTTATCCTCATATGGGGTATGGATCGTACCGCAAGGTTCCGCAGGGTTTAAGTACTCAGGCCATAGGTACTATGACGCTTCAGTACAAACAGCTAAGTACCAGAAGTTTGTTAATGATACGGGGTACACTTTCCAAGCTGGTTGCGGTATTGACACCAGTATCTACAAAGATGAGTGGAACGGTACAACGGTCATTTGTGAGGTTGTGACGGTTGAGTACTAA